CGAGTGCTCGAGGCCGGGCAGCGAGTAGTCGCCCGTCGCAAGGGTCGCCGGCGACACCGTGATCCCCTGACCCTCGAAGGTCCACGGGACTTGTTCCCGCGTGTCGCGCAGCACCAGCATTGCAACGCTTTACGAAGAGGCCCCCGCACGCCACAAGGACGAACGGGGGCCAGGGCTTCGACTCCCTTCCCAGGAGCCGAGATCCTAGAACGGCACCTCGTCGTCGGGAACCTCCAGCGGGCCAGCCGTCGGGGGCTGCTCGACAGGGGCCGGTGCCGCCGGTGCAGGAGACGCCGCAGGAGCCGCCGTAGCGGGCGGGCCGCCCCACGCGGGGGGTTGAGTGGATCCAGGGGCCGCAGGGGCAGAGGGCGCAGCAGGGGCCGCAGGAGCGGCAGGTGCGGCGGGGGCCGGGGGTGCCGGTGCAGCAGGGGCCGCCGGAGCCGCTTCAGGAGCTGCAGCGGGGGCCGCAGCCTGGGCGACGGGGTTCGCCGGCGGTGCAGGCGCAGCCGGGCCGGTGCCCGGTGCCGGAGCCGTCAGCGCCCGCGTCTTCGCGCCGTGCTTCGCGCGCAGCGTGTCGAGCAGGCCACGGTCGACCGGGGCGAACGAGCCGCGCGCCTTGGGCTCGTCGGCGTTCGGGTTCACCCAGTCGCACCGCCACTTCATCTTGCCCTCGTAGTCTTCGCCGCCGACGTCGCCGAGGACGAACACGGAGGGGGGCGGGCCGTCGATCGCGTCGAAGTCCCCGTTCCACAGCCCGCAGTCGTTCATCCGCTTGACGGTCTTCTCGGACAGGACCGGCTCGGCCCCTTCGATCACGTTGCCCTTCTTGTCCTTCGCCTTGACGATGATCCAGGCGCGGTGCTCGGTGTACCAGCCGGGCGCGTACTCCTCGCTCCAGCCGGCCTCCTTCCCGTGCCACTTGCGGTTGACGCCGAAGCGGATCGCCAGGGCGACGCTTCCGCTGTCGTACTTCTCAAGGGTCCAGCTCAGGGGGAACAGGCGGAAGGTGCCTTCTTCTTCGACGAGCACCTGCGTGTAGTCTTCTAGGTTCATAGCGTTCTCGGTTCGGGGATCAGATGATGGAAAGCTCGGTCCACAGCGAACCGGGTGCTTCGAGGGTGAAAGGTTGGATCAGCTGCTTCGTGCGCGACTTCGCGATGTGCGTCGGCAGCTGTTGCGTGTAGGCCGTGCGCGTTCCCGCGCCGCTCGCCTTGCCTTCGGTCACGGCGATGTCGTACCCGATGAACACCAGATGCTCGAGCCAGTTCGTGACCAGCTTCGCGATGTTCGCCTTCCCGCGCTTGTCGCCGGCGTACAGCAGCGGACGCCACGCGAGGAAGTCCTCGCCGTCGGGGTTCGGCACCTCGCTCGCGATGTCGTGCATGATCAGCGCGACGTTGAAGCCTTGATCGGCCACGCGGTCGAGGTCGGCCAGCAGGGCGACGAACTCGTCGTACACGAACTGCCAGCCCTTGTTGTAGCCGAAGCCCTCGATCGAATCGACGCGCTTCCCCTTCTCGGTCAGCCGCCACTCGATCACGTGTTCCTTCGCGAGCTCTTCCGCGACCGTCGCGGTGTCGATCACCAGGGAGCGCGCGCCGTCGGGCGGGGCCTCGCTGAACGTGCGCACCTTGCCGCGCAGCTCCGACCACTCGTGCACCAGGTCGCGCGTCGCGGCGATCTTCTTCGTCGAGCGTTCGAGGTCGAGGAACACCGGGGCGGGCAGCCACGCGGCGGCGGTCGACTTGCCGACGCCCGACGGGCCATAGATCCCGATCCGGTCGCCGCCTTGGATCACGCCGCTCGTGAGCTGCAACGGCACAGCGTCGGGGATTGTCGCCTTCGGGCTGCGCAGCGGTGCGGCAGCCTTGGGCACGGGAGGGGCGGGGGGTGCCTTGGTCATTCGGTGAACTCCTGAAGCTCGGGGTGCAGGACGTCGCGGCGAGCGAAGCCCTCGGGGGTGGTCCCAGCCTGCGGGTACTCGCCGTTCGAGCACAGGCCGAAGAAGTCGCACGTGCCGAAGGTGGCACACGCGTCAGGGTTGCGCGGCCACGTGGGCAGCGTGCTCTTGAGGTGCGACCACTTCGCGACCGTCTCGATCATCGAGATCGTCAGCGCCGTGTCGTTCTCCGACAGGTCGAGGTCGAGCGTCGTGCGCGGGACCATCTTCCGGGCAAAGTACCAGTCGGGCCGGTCGCCGATGTCGGCGGTCAGGCGCGCGCCGTAGAACGACAGCGACTCGCGACCGTCAGCCAGCACGGCCTCGACTTCCTGCTCGTCGAACGTCTCGCCGAAGTACGTCGCACTCCCGCCGGTCGTCAGCTCGGCGCGCAGCCTGGTCATGTCCTTCTTCACGATCGACTTCACGCGGATCGTCGGCTTCCGCACGACGTCGTAGAGCGTGAACGCCGGCGCGGTTCCGGTCAGCGCCTTGAACGCGTTCGCGTAGATCGACACCTGCGAGCCCATGCGCTGCCGCTGCCAGAACGTCGAGCCGTCGTCGAGGTCTTCGCTCGACGTCTTGCGCTCGAGGTTGCCGACCGCGCCGTCGATCTCGACGATGCCGTCGATCTGTCCGCGCCGGCGCTTGCCGTACTCGTCGAGGTAGTCGAACTGGTGCTCGCTCTCGACGATCTTCAGGTCGTGGTTCGCCCACTTCCAACGGTACGCGGCGAACAGCCGGCGCAGCTTCTCGTTCCACTTCGCGCCGGGTGCGTGTTCGCGGATCACCTGGTACGCGGCGAGGTCGCACGCGGGATCGCCGCGCACCTGAAACGGGTCGGGCGGGTGGATCGCCTGCGCCTTCTTGCTCGCGGCGTCGTGTGCCTTGTGCCAAGTCGTGCCAACCTGCAGCACCTCGCGGTCGTCGCCTGCGCGTTCCAGCTGTTGCCGGTAGCGCAGATCGAACTCGCGAGGGCAGCGGCGGAAGCACGACAGACAGCTGTTCGTGTAGCTCTCGATCGTCATACCTTCGTCCTGCATTCGGGTCCTATCCCGAGTCGAATCGACTCCGGGTGTGTCAGCTTGCGGTTGCACCGGACGCACCGGCCTTCGAGCAGCAGCGTGTAGCCGTCGCCGATCCAGTAGCTCGACCCACGGCGCACGTCGTTGACGAACAGCCCCTCGTCGCGGTGCTCGATCTTCTGCTCGCCGCCGGTCTCCCACGTGGGCAGCAGCTCGAGACCGTCAGCGCCGAACGCGTAGCCGCGCAGCGCGAGGTCTGTCCAGATCGCGAGCTTCTGCTCGACGCGGCTCCACTTCTCGCCCCAGTGCGAACCGTCGATCGGGAACTCGCGGGGGTCGCGGTCCATCGAGCAGAACCGTTTCCACACAGCCGCATAGGGCCGGGGCTCTTCGTTCCAGAACGCAACGCCCTTCCAGTCGGTTTCGTTGCTCGGTCCCTGCAGCAGCGCGACGATGCGCTTCCCTGCGAGGTCGCCCTTCTTCGCGGTGTAGAGCTTCACCGTGAAGTGCCCGTGCGTCGGGTGGGCTATCGTGTACGCGCCATTGTGCAGGCGCGGTGCCTGGTCTTCGTTCATCATTCTGTCAGCCCCTGATCGTGTTTCGGGGTCGCGGCCAGTGCGGCCACGTCGGGGGGAAGCGTACCACCGATTCGCAGAAAAGCCAAGTACCTACGAAAGAAGCCCCCCAGGCACTACACCTGGGGGGCTTGGCGGTGGGGGGCCGCTAGGGGTTGGGGTCAGCCTGCGGCGAGGGCCAGCGCGGCGAAGCGCAGACCACCCAGGAGCAGGCCGCGCCATTCGATGCCGGCGGCGTCGGCCCCGTCACCGATCTCGAGCGCACCCTTCAGCGCGAGGTTGTCGCGCGCTGCGATCAGGAACTCGTCGAGCCCTGGTTCGTTGTTCTCCATGATGACCGCCGCGCGCTCGGCACGTTCGGCAGCATAGGCGGCCATCTCCTCGCGTGACTCTTCGGCCAGGTCGCCCAGTCGGGTGCCGGCCTCCTCGAGCATCGTCGCGAACTCTTCCTTGACGTTCATAGGTCTGTCCCCTGCAGCGACGTGATCGTCGCGGTGAAGTTGGCGACCCGTTCCAACAGTTCGGCGGCGACGGTCGGGCCGATGACTCCGTCGCCTAGCTTGGCCGTGACTCCACGCTCGGCCCAGGGCTTCATCACGGTGCCCCACGGGACAGCGCGAAGCGCAGCGGCGTCTTCAGCGGCGAGCGCGTCGCCGAGCTGGTCGGCTGCAGCGAACAGGCCGTCGGCTGCAGGCTGCATCAGGTCGCCCTCCGACAGCCCGTCGTT